TCCAACGTCCAGATCACGGTCAACGTCTGGGAGCACGCCTCCTTCGCGATCGAGACCAAGACCAAGAAGCAGTCGCACATGGACCTGGCCAAGAAGTACGCCCCCAAGCAGGGCTACGCGCTGGCCCTCGCGATCGACGACGTCGGCGCCGGCCTGCCGGACGACTTCGCCACCAACGTCGTGGGCGCGCTCGGCACCCCGACCAGCTACTCGACCTGGCTCCTGGCCCAGCAGTACCTCGACGACGCGAACGTGCCGCTCGAGGACCGCTTGATCGGCATCAGCCCGGCCGAGCGCAAGAACCTGATGGAGATGGACCAGTTCGTCAACGCGGACTACGCCAAGCTCCAGAACGACACGCGCCCGCCGCAGGTCACCAAGTCGCAGATCGGCACCTGGATGGGCATCCCCGTCCACATGTCGGCCAACATCGAGGGCTCCAACGCCGCCGGCCACGACAACTTCATGGCCCACAAGGAGGCGCTCGCCCTCATCGTCCAGATCGACATGCCCTCCTACTACTTCTTCGACATCGACTATTTCGCGCACAAGTACGCGATGGAGTCGCTGTACGGCTGGCGCGAGATGCGGGACGACCACGGCGCGTGGGTCAAGGGCGCCTAGGATGGCGCGAGGCCCGCAGACCGACCTCGCGAACGCCTCGGCGGTGGAGACACCGCCCGAGGCCCCCGACGCCGCGCTGATGGCGCGGGTGCTCGCCAAACTCGAGGACCTCGAGCAGCAGAACGCCGTGCTCCGCGAGGAGGTGCGGCAGGCGCGCACGACGCCGAACCAGTTCAAGCCGATGGAGCCGCCGGCGGGCGCCAAGCAGCGCCGCGGGGTCTGGTCCTCGATCAACGAGGCGCTCCAGTCGATGCCGAACGGCTGGACCGAGACGCCGGTCGCGACGGGCGTCTCGAACCTGACCCTGATCGACGTGCACGGCGAGAAGATCCCCGACCGGATGCTCGCGCAGATCGGCCCGCGCTTCGGCGAGGGCGACGCGGTGCGCATCAACCCCGAGGCCAAGCGCAGCGAGGACGGCGACACCTGGGGGAACATCCTGGCGCGCCAGGCGGCGAACGCCCGCAAGGGCCAGGTCGCCAACCCGCTCGGCGTCGGCACGGTGGTGAAGATCCTCTGGCTGACCGACGACGAGGGGTGGAAGTACAAGGTCCGCGTCCCCGGCATCACCGGGCAGCGCACGGACGGCTTCCACGACCGTGAGCTTCTCCCCGCTTAAGCCGGGGGAGGCGCCCCCGGCCCTGCTCGACCGCACCACGACCGCCGAGAAGCGGATCGCGGGGTACAACGCCGCCCTGGCGCGCCGCGGCAAGCGGCCGAAGCAGACGCGGCGCGAGATCCCCGGCCTCGACGTGGCGGCGCTGGCGGCGAAGTACGGGAGCGGGGACGCGCAGAACAAGACGCAGACCCGGATCGGGACCTTCAAGGTGCCGATGGGCATCTCCTGGGCGCGCTGGGAGACCTACCGCAACCTGGCCGCCGCGCGCTTCCTCAAGGCGCTCGAGGACCAGGGCTGGCAGGTCGACCGCCTCCAGGTGCGGCCCGGCGTCTACCCGTACCGGGATGTCCTGTCGGGGAAGGACGACCCCGACTTCCGCGAGATGCAGATCGTGGCGACGTGCGGGCTGCGCAAGGAGCCCGACCCCGTCGCGATCCACCTCGACGAGGAGGACGTGGCCCCGATCGTCCAGACGCGCTGACGTGGCAGGCCGGGGCCTCATCCGGCCGAACTCCCCCTAGGAGGGAACGCAGATGCCCAACAGCCTCAAGAACGCGGCCCGGCGCCCGTTCTTCCTCGGTCTGCCGCACCTGGACCGCTTCGCCGGCGGCCCGCGCTCGGCGATGCAGGACTTCCTGATCTTCCTCTCGAAGCGCGACGTCGTCTTCGAGGTGCACGACTTCAACCAGAAGGCGATCAACACCACGCACGACTGGACGACCAACGCGGGCACGGGCGCCACCGCCTTCGCGGTCCCGGCGACGCAGCTCGCGGGCGGCGCCATCACCGGCGCGACCGGCACCGACGCCACCGAGTCGAACCGCTGCGTGAACCTCTACGGCTCGCGCACGCTGCTCGGCGACAAGAACTGCGGCGTGCTCTACCGGCTGAAGGTCGGCGCCGCGGCGACGAACATCGAGATGGCCTGCGGCCTGGTCGACACCCACACCACCATCACGACCGCGGTGCCGCTGCTCAGCGACATCGACACCCCGGCGTTCGCGAGCGGTCTCGGGGACGGCGCGCTGGTCGGCATCGACACCGCCGAGACGCTGACCACGATGGCGCTGGCGACGCTCGGCTCGACGCCGTACGCGGCGCAGAAGTCGGCGCTCGGCACGTTCGCGCCGACCGCGGCGCAGTACTTCACCGTCGTGGTGCAGTTGAACGGCGACAACGTGTTCGGCGCGGTCGACACGGCGGGCGCGTCGCCGATCGAGACCAACATCTCGAGCGGCATCGAGGGCGGCACGCTCGTGCGCCCGATGCTGGCGATCTCCGGCCCCACGGCCACCACCAAGACCTGGGACATCGACCTGATCGCCTTCTGGCAGGAGCGGTAGGTCGCGATGGCGCACAACAGCGCGACCACGATCTACGCGTCGGCGGCGCGCACGGCGACGCCGACCGCGGTCCCGCAGACCAACCACCACGGGCGGGGCGTGCTGCTCGTCCTCGACGTCACGGCGACGCCGAACAACGCCGAGACGCTCACCGTCGCCGTCCAGGCGAAAGACCCCGTGTCGGGCAAGGCGGTCACCCTGACCGCCTTCGCGGCGCTGACGGCCTCGAGCCTGGGCGCGACCCCCACGACGGAGACCTACGCCTACACCGTCTACCCCGGCGCCGCCGAGACGGCGGCCGTCTCTAAGCACGAAGTCCAGGCGCTCGCGCTCCCCATCAACTGGCAGGCGACCGTCACCCACTCCTCGACGGGGTCGTGGACCTACTCGCTCGCGGCGTACCCGATCGTCTAGCGGGGGCCGACCGATGCCCACCCTGACGACCTACCGCCGCACCGCCGCCGCCCTGCTCGGCACGCTCGAGATCGGGACGGCGGACGCCGCGTCCACCACGAGCCGACTGGTCTGCACGACCACGTCGCAGAACGGCTTCCCGTTCCGCTCGTCCACCGCGTCGTCGGGTCTCTTCAAGGACAAGTGGCTCTATCGCCCCGAGGCGGTGCTGCCGGCGGACCAGAGCCGCAGCATCGCGACCTACACCCCCACGTCGGGGTACCTCGACCCGGACGACGATTGGACGAACGCGCCGGACGGCGAGGAGTTCGAGGTGCTGGGCCTCTTCTCGGGGCCCGAGCTGAACGGCCTCGTCAACCTCGCGCTCAAGGACCTGTGGGTGGTGGTGGACGTCACCTTCACCGTCGCGAACAGCCAGTATCGACGGCATAGTCTGGCGACCGCCGCGCCCTGGCTCACCAATCCGGCCTGGGTCTATCAGGTTGGGCAACTCCAGACCGGGCTCGACCCGCTGATCTACGACCCGTTCGCGGTCACCCGACGGGGCCGGGCGGTGCAGACCAACGGCGTCGTCTACCTCGAGGGGCCGACGTTCCCGACCAGCGACACCGTGTACGTGAAAGCGATCGCCCCGGCGTACGCCTACTGCCGCGCGAGCGGGGGCACGTTCGGCGAGCAGAGCGGCCTGACGCTCGAGACCGACGAGGCGATCGTCGACGAGACGTGGTTGGCCTGGCGCACCGTCGTGAAGGCCGAGGAGCGGCTGCGGCAGTTCGAGAAGACCGGGCAGGCCGACGCCAAGGCGATGCAGTCGCTCTCGATGGCGGCGGCGAAGTTCAGCGACCAGACCCGCCAGCGCTACCAGGAACCGCGGCGGACCTTCATCGAGATGACCTACATCGGCAGCGGGCACCCGCGCCGGCGAGGCGTGCGGTGGTAGTTTTGGCGACGCGCGGGCGCGCACGCCGCGACCCCTGGCCAGCACACGGACGGCTGAACGGGATCGACATCCCGCTCGCCTACCTCACGAAGGACGGCGACCAACTGGTGGCCGACGTGCCGCCAGATCAGACGAACGTGGCGCCCCCCGAGTTCGGCGAGGACTCGAAGGACCCCATCCTCGGCGGCACCTACGCCATCCGCGACCTGACCCGTGGGATGGGGCGCCGCCGCGAGCACCTGAAGCCCACCGGACGGTACTGGTACACCACGAACGCCCGCGTGCGGTCGGGGCGGGGCATCGTCGGACCCGAGATCACGTGGTACACGCCCGCGACGCGCGACTCGACGGTCGGCGTGACTCGCTGGTTCGAGATCAACGGCCACGTCTTCGCCGGGAACGGGCGCTACGCCCTCGACGGCGGCACGGACGGCACGGGCTGGACGGTCTCGAACGACTTCGGCTCGGGCAAGGCGCTGGTCGACGCGATCGTCGTGCAGGACAACCACACCGGCTCGACGCGCTACGCCCTCGCCGCGATGGGGGACTCGGAGAACGTCTGGACGTTCGACGGCACGAACTGGGCGCAGACCAGCGGCGGGGACGCCTTCAAGTCGCGCTGCTGGGCGGTGGACTCGGACAACCTGTACTACGTCACCGACCGGAATCGGCTGTACGAAGTCGACCTGGCGACCGACATCCTGAGCGTCGCGAACCACGCCTCGCCCACCGACAGGATCGGCACCTACGACCACAAGGTCGTGCGGCTCGACATCAACCCCGCCGGCTCGTTGCTGTTCTTCAAGGAAGACGATCTCTACACCATCGATTCGGACGGGCGTGCGAATCGTCAGTTCCAGCGGCTCGCGTTCCCGCCGGCCTCGACCAACGGCGAGGCGCTCGCGACGTGGAGGAACGCCACCTACCTCGTCTACTCGGGCCGCTTGTTCCGGTACTCCCCGGACGGGGGGCTGACGCAGATCGGCCCCGAGCTCTACACGGACCACGGCGGGCCGGTCTCCGGGTACGTGACGGCGATGGTCGGCTGCGACTTCTACCTCCTGGCGGGCCTGTACAACCCGGACACCGGGAACAGCTACCTGCTCGAGTTCACGGGCGAGATCGCGCCCGACGAGTTCGGGCGCGCGGAGCCGGTGTGGCACGGCTCGATCTGCGACGCCATCGAGGGCGCGAAGATCAAGAGCCTGCACGTCTCCACCGTGGGGGCGCCGACCGGCTACAAGATGGCCTACATCGGCCTCAGCGACGCGCGGATCGGGTCGTACGTGCTCGAGAACCGGCCCGACCCGTCCGACTGCGAGCAGTGCCGCTTCTCGACCGATCCGGGGCGGATCTACTACAGCCGCGTCTACTTCCGGTTCGGCAGCGAGCGGAAGGCGATCGTCGACGCGGTCGGCGAGTCGGATAACTTCTCGTCCGACAACTACGCGACGCTCTACTACCGCACGTCCGGGGATGCCTCGTACTCGAGCCTGGACGACGACTTCGACGCGGGCGAGCGCACCAAGGTGCTGTTCCCCGAGTCGTCCTCGTGCGTGTTCCTCGACCCGGTGATGCAGCTCACCGCGACGGCGAACACGGCCACGCCGCAGCTCTCGGGCCTGGCGATCTCGTGGCAGTTGCGCACCCTCCCGCAGGAGGTGATGCAGATCCAGGTGCCGGCGGCCGATGGACTGCTGAAGCGCGACGGGACTCCCTACCGCCTAACCGCCGACGACATCCGGGGCTACATCGACCAACTGGCCGGATTCTCGGGTGGCGTGCCGTGGATCGACCCGGACGGCGACAGCCACCAGGTCATCGTGCAGTTCCCCCGGCGGGTGACGGCCTACACGGACGGCTCGCGCAGGGCGGTCGACGCGCTCCAGGTGCGCCTGATCGAGCAGCAGCCGAACGAGACGCGCGGCATCCTGGCAAACCTCGAGCTCTACACGCTCGAGCAACTCGACGCGTTCCTGCTCGGGCAATTGGAGGAGATCTGATGTCGACGCCCTCAGCGAACTACACCGTCACCGGGACGCAGTTCTCGATCCCGGCCTCCACATCGGAGCGCACCAATATCACGCAGTTCCTCATCGACCACCTCCAGGCGACCGAGGCCCACGACCACTCGAGCGGGCTCGGGCTTGGGGTCAAGCGACTGCAAACGCCGTCGGCCCCGGCCGCCGCAGGTGAGGTGCAGGTCAGTACCGACGACATGAAGTGGTGGGGCGCCGACGCCGCCGCCGTGCAGACTGCCCTGCGGTTGGCGGGGGCGCAGACCATCACCGGCGTCAAGACGTTCGACGCGGGTACCCTCCTGGACAAGGGCAACCAGGTCTTCGACGTGCACGCCTACGGTGCTGTCGGAGATGGCGCGACGGACGACGCCACCGCCATCCAGGCGGCCATCGACGCCGCAGGCGCGGCGGGTGGCGGGGTCGTGCTGTTCCGTGCGCTGGAGTACGCCATCGGCACGAAGCTGACGATCGGCAACGGCTCGGCGTCCGCGTACTCGACCAAGAACGGCGTTCTGCTGCGCGGCCACGGGCAACCCTTCCTTCGACTCACGAACGGCAGCTCGCCCCTGCTTGCCAACGGCACCCGCCTGAAGTGGACCGGCGGGGCCGGAACGGTGGTGGAGATCGCCGGTCCGTGCGCCGGCAACGGTCTCGAACACATCGCCCTGAACCTGAACCGCGTTGCCACGGTCGGGCTCAAGATCGTCTCGGGCAGCAACGCCTACATGCCCGGCCTCGTGATCGCCGGCCCCGCCAACAGTGGCACGGCGCTCCAACTGACGACGATCGCGGCCGAGAGCATCGGCGGCGCCGTCGAGGCGCTCTCGACCGGTGGCCTGTTCTTCGACGGGCTGACGATCGACGCGGCCTACAGCGGCGCCACCGCGATCGACCTGGACGGCTACACCGGTTCGGCCAGCGACGGCCGAAACACCACCCGCTGCGGTTTCCGCAACACCTACCTGCTACTCACCAAGGCGAACGGCACGGGCGTCCGCCTGGCCTACACCGACCAGATCACCTTCTCCGACCTGACCTGCACGGGCTCGGGGGTCGCGAGCGGGACTCCCGCCGCCATCAAGTTGGTCGGGACACGGACGACGCCGAGCAACCATGCCTTCCCGCAGAACGTCCGCTTCGAGGGGAACGTCGACTTCGGGCAGGGGCTCGGCGTGGTGGTGTCGAACGCCGCGGACGTGGGGTACGGCAACGCCATCCCGGGCCTGGCGACCACGTTCGACACCCAGGCGGTGCCGGACACCACCGCTATCCAGCACGTCACCGGCCCGCTCGTCGCCGTCCTCGACGGCCGGATCTCGACCTACGGCGACAGGCTGATCGACCGGGCGTTCCGCAACCGGGCGCCGAACAGCGATTTGCTCGTCGCCCCGACGACGAGTTACACCAACCCGGCCTCCGACTCGACGCTGTTCGGCGGCGCCGACCACCTGACCTACGACGGAACGGCCGCCACCCTGACCATCTCGCGGCAGGAGCTTTCGCTGGGCGCCGCGGCGACGGCCGGCATCCCGAACAACTTGCGGTACTACCGCCGGGTCGCCAAGACAGTCTCCGCGCTCGGCGGCACCTATGCCTACTATGGATTCAAGATCCGCCGGCGTCCCGAGTTGTTCGCGGGCGGGAATATGGTCCTATCGGCGTGGATGAAGGTGTCCAGCGGCACCGCCAGCATCGACGCGCGCTACCAGCAGTACTTCGGCACGGGTGGGTCGCCGTCCTCGACGGTGGAGGGGACGAGCGACAGCGGCGCCGTCACCGTCACGACCACATGGACGCGCTACGCTTGGCGCTTCGCGCCTAACAGCGTCGCGAGCAAGACGCGCGGGACGAACGACGACGACGCGCTCTACGTCTGGTTCTCTCTCCCCACCTCGGCAACGTTCACCCTCGACATCGCCGCGCCGCAGATCGAGGAGGGACTGGTCCCGACCGCCTACGAGGCGCTCCCCCAGCGGGCGCAGGAGTTGTACGCCGGCAGCCAGGTCACGTTCGCGGACGGGATCGCGGTCAACGACGACGTGTTCACGCTGCGGGACAACAGCGACACGACCAAGCAACTTCAGTTCCAGCTCTCGGGGATCACGACCGGCACGACCCGCACCCTGACGGTCCCCGATACGTCCGACACGCTGGTGACCCTGGGCGCAACGCAGACGCTCACCAGCAAGACGCTCACGACCCCCACCATCAACGGGGCCGCCCTCTCGGGGACCGTCAGTGGCTCGCCCACATGGTCGGGTGACCAGACCTTCCCGACCGTGCAGGCGACGGGGACTGCGGTGTCAACGGCCGGGGTGACGCTCGGCGTCTACAGCGGCGTGACCGGCAACGTCAACGGCACCAACTTCTACCCGATCTTCGGCTCCGCTGGGGGGGCCACCGTCACCGGCAACACCAACGTCGTCAGCGGCGTCGTCGGCTTTTCCGGCAACCCGACCATCAACGCCGCGACGACCTTGGGCCGCCTCACGTCGCTTCGCGCGTTGTGCGGGACCCCGACCGTTTCGGGCACGCTGACCAACTGCAACGCCCTACACCTCCAGACTCCCTCGGGCGGGTCAACCAACAGGGTCATCGACACCGATTCCGGGGGTTACCTGACCACGGGCGGCGTCTGGACGGACAACCCGTCTTGGGCGGCCCTGAAGGACGACATCACCCCGGTCGCGCCCGAGGAGCGCGCCGCCCTGTTCGACTGGCTCGTGCGGGAGTACAAGCCGGTGCGCTACCGCTACCTCCCCGCCTACGACGAGGACGGCAACCTCGCACGGTTCGAGGACCCCGAGAAGGATCACCCGCACTTCGGCTACCTGCTGGATGACCTCCCGGAGAACGTCCGCGAGATCGTCTGCGCCGGCCCCGAGGGCGGCATCGCCGGCAAGGACGAGCGGGGGTTGCTGTTCGCGCTCGTGCAGGAGGCGGGCCGTCGGATCGCGCGACTCGAGACAGCGCGTGTCTGAGGTGTTGGGAACCATCCCCCCGACGACGCTCGAGAAGCTACGCGCCTTGAGGGCGCAGCGCGACGCCGCGCAGGCGCGAATGGACGAGATGATGACCGTGCTGGTGGAAGCCCACGGCCACGACCTCGCGCGGGTGGTCAAGGTGCAGCACCTCGACCTCGGCGCGGGGCGGTACGTCCTGGCGATGGCCGACGAGGCGGCCGCGTGATGCGGCGACCACCCTGACGGCGACCTGAGATGAAAGGAGAACGGCCGGGATGCTCGAGTTGACAGCCCTGACACCCCGACCGGCCAGGCCGCCGAAGCGACCGGGCAGGCGCATCCTCGCATATTCGGCGGAACGACGGCATCAGCCGTTCGGCCTAGCCCGATGACCTCCGAGGACCACCGCGCCCTCGATCCGATGTCGACCGACTGGCCGTTCGATCCGCCCCCCACCGACGCCGACCCGAACCTCGTGGCGGTGCTCTACCAGATGGAGTACCTGTGGCGCTACCTGCGCACGGAGCTCGGCGGCATCAAGACCGTGGCCTCCGAGACGCGGCAGTTCGCCTCCGAGACGAACGGGCGCGTGCGGAAGGTCGAGATCGAGCAGGCCGTCCAGCGCGCGGAGCTGGACTTCTTCAAGCACGTCGTGCCCTCCCCGGCGGAGGTGGCGAAGTCGCAGGCGGACCTCGAGGCGGTCAAGCTCAAGATCGAGAACGCCGAGCGGTGGGCGGGGCGCGTGTGGGCGCTGGTCAAGAGCAAGCCCGCGCTGGCCGTCTACGTCGCCTCCGCTGGGTGGTTCGGCGTCCCTCATCTCTCCGAGGTGTCGAAGTGGCTGGGGGGCTGATCCTCGCTGTCGTGGGTTGCCCAACGTCGCCCTGGTGGGCGCCGGGGCTGACCCTCGCGCTGCTGGTCGTCGCCCTGCTCGCCGGCGCGGCCTACTGCGATGCGCGGATGGGCCCGCCGAAGCGGAGGGAGGAATGATGGCCTGCTTCGACGACGCGCCGGCCAACGAGCGGGAGTACGCCGCGCGCATCGCGGCGCTGGTGCATCCCGCCCCCGTCGCGCGGAAGACGTTCCGCCAGGAGGACGGGCTGCTGGCCAGGTTCCTCATCGCGCAGGGGAGGATCAGCGACTACCCGAAGCCGGACAAGGAGACGGAGTGATTACGGCTGACCAACTCGTCGCCCACGCGGTGGGCGATTACGTACTCCAGTCGCATTGGATGGCGACGTACAAGACGAAAAGCCACGTCGCCGCCGCCGTTCACGCCATCTGCTACTCGCTCCCCTTCCTGTTCCTGGCGCCGACGTTTGCGGCATTTGGCGTCATCCTCAGCACCCATTTCCTGATCGACCGCTACCGCCTCGCGCGGTTCGTCAACTGGGCGAAGAACGGCGCCAGCGGGCCAGTCACGGCCACCGGCTACGCCGAGGACGTGCCGCCCTGGCTCGCGGTGTGGCTCCTGATCGCCACAGACAACATCTGCCACATCCTGGTCAACGGGCTGGCGCTGAGGTATCTCGGATGACCTTACTCGTGGGTTTCCACTTCCAGGACGATAGCTACGGCGGGCCAGAGATGGGCGCCGCCACGTTCCTCGACGTGGGGGGCTGGGGCTCGGCGCAGCACGCGCGGCAGACGATGTGCCGCCCGTACTTCAAGGGCAAGCCCGAACCGCAGTACGTCGCCGAGCGTGCCCTGCTCTGGCACGGCCGGGGCGCCCGGGTGGTCGTGGCGAATGAGCCGAACCTTAAGGAGGAGGATTTCCCCGGCGGACCCGAGGACTACGCCGCGTACTTCCTCGAGGTGCAGCGCCGCGCGCCTGGCGTCCGGCTGTACTACGCGGGGATGGCCCCGGCCGACGCGTTGAACACTCCGCTCGTCAAGGGCAACTGGCGGGACTGGTACACCCATCCTTCGGCACGGCAGTCCATCGCATCGGCGGCGGGGATCGTCGTCCACGCCTACGGCACGCCGACGCAGATCGTCGACACGCTCCTGTTCTTCGACCGCGAGTTCCGCGGCAAGCCGCTGTGGCTGTCCGAGTTCAACCCCGGCGCCGGCAACCGCTTCAACCTCGACGCCTACGCGCAGCAGCTCCCCGAGTTGCTGACCGCCCTGGCGCAGTTCCACCAGCTAGAGGCGGCGACGTGGTTCTCGTGGAAGTGGGATTACTCGCCCAAGCTGCCCTCGAGCGTGGACGCGCGCGGCACCGCCGTCGAGCGCATCCTGCGCGACTGGCGAGCGCCCGAAACCTCGTCTGTCGACGTGCAGACCCCTGTTTTGCCTCAGGAGCCGGCGATCCCCGCCGAGACGCCCAAGGAGACACCGATGCCGAAATCGAACCCGTGGGCAGGGAAGATCCTCACCGTCTGGAACCTGCCGCCCGACCCGGCCAACCTGATCCAGGTCGGGCGCGATCTCGCGCTCGACGGCTTCGAGATCAAGGTCGCGGACGGCGATTCGTCCTGGCTGGACAGCCCCAAACGGAACGTGACACGCGCCTACGCCGATGCGTTGAAGACGGCGGGCTTCCGGGTGTGCGGCTGGTCGTACAACTACTGCGACGGGCTAGTCAACGCGGGCGACCGCGGCGACGGGATACCGGAGCGTGAGGCGGACGCTGCCCTGCGCGCCATCCGCGACCTGGGTCTGGACGGCTGGACGGCCGACCTCGAGATCGAGTGCGAGGGGCACCCGCGCGAGGTGGCGCAGATGCTCTCGCGCGTCTACTGCTACACCCCCGTCCCGATCGCGGCGCACGTGTGGGGCGACCTGGCCGGCCACGCAAGCTACCCCGTCGCCGAGATCGTGCGCCACGTCGGTGTCGTCCGGCCGATGATCTACCGCCCGGTGTGGTCGTCCGAGCCGTTCTGGACCTCCTGGGCGCCGTACCTCGACGGGAAGATCGTTTGTCCCGTGTGGGGCATCACCCACGCCGGCGCGACCGCCGAGTTCATCGCGACGGATATGGCCTACGCCGACGCCAAGGGCATCCCCGGTGAGGCGTACTGGGAGTACAGCGGCTACCCCGGTCAGCCGGGCGTGAGCGAGCTGATCCGTGCACGCTCGTTCGCCACGCGGCCCGAGAACCCCGACACCGCCGACTTCGATGCCCTGTGGGAAGCCACGGAGCACCTGGCCCGGCTCGAGCACACCGACCTCGCCGTGCGGATGCAGCAGCGCATCGCGGCGATCAAGGCAAGGAGAGCAGCGTGATTCGCTGGTGGGACATCACCCTCACCCCCGAGGCGGCGGCTGACCTGGAACGCATCCTGGCGCAGCCCAGCACGCTCCGCATCACCCCGCGTTCCGCCCGGCAGGCGACACCCGAGGAGATCGCACGCTTCGAGGCGCGTTACGGCATCGCCGACAGGGAGAAAGCGTGAGCCACCGTCGCCACGGCCGCCGAGAGCCCTACTCCGAGGCGGGCATCAAGCGCCTGCCCTGCTTCCGCTGCGGCGCGAAGCCCTCGAAACACCAGTGGCAGGTCTGCTCGGACGGCAACACGTGGCGACCGCTCTGCGCCGACTGCGACGTGGAGCTGAACCGGATGGTGCTGCGGTGGATGAACCACCCGCAGGCCGACGAACTCGCGGAGACCTACGAGAAGGAGCAAGCGGCATGAAGTTCCCAATCATCGGACGAATCGATTCGGAAGACGGCTACGGATGCACACGCTGCGAGTCGCACTCAGACGCCAACCTCCTGACGAACCTCTGGCACGACCTGCGTTGCTGGGGCATCGCCACGGCGCTGTACAACGCGCGCCTGCGCCTGTTCCCACCGGACTGGTTCGCGCAGGAGGCCGTATGACCCCAGCCCTGAAGGAGACCCTCGCCTTCATCCTGACCGCGGCGAGCATCCCCGTGCTCGAGGCGCTGGTCAAGCTCGACGCCAACGCGGTGCTCGCGGAGCCGAAGCCGTGGCTGATCGGCATCGCGGCGGCCGCCATCCGCGCCGCCGCCGGCGCCGTGCTGGGCAAGCTGGTGGCGCGCCAGATCGTCCCGCACGGGTAGCCATTCCAGTCAGGAGGGCCCGCCGTGGCTAACACGAAGGGCGTGTACGACGCCGCGACCATCGAGCGGGCCGTCCGGATCGCGGTGGACGAGGGCACGACCGCGGCGCGCCTCGCCACCGGCATCAGCGACCCGCAGATTCGGCGCTACGTGAAGAAGCGGGGATTGCGCCCCTTTCAGCCCGACCGGACCCGCGGCGGCTCGCAGCCACTCCCGTCGCTGGACGGCCAGGAATCCCGCGAGGACGACCTGACGGAGACGGGCTGGTCGATCAATCTCAAGAGCCGGACGGTCAAGACGTTCGACGAGCTCGTGAAGGAATGCGGGGTCGATCTCGCTGATTGGACCGCGGAGCGCTTCCGCTGTCGCAGCTATCAGGTGTCGGTCGCCCCGCGCGCCGTGCGGCCAGAGGACGGGATCAACCCCGAGACGGGCAAGCCCTACGGTTGGACGCGCACCACAGCGGACATCGAGACGGTCACGATGTACGCGGTGGCGGCGTCCTTCAAGAAGAAGGTGCACGAGATCGGTGCCCGCGAGGCGATGGCGGGCATCCTCTCGGAGTTCCGCGCGGGGATCGCGCGCCCGCCGTTGGTGCTCGTCCCGCCACCGAAGACGGGGCTGATGCTCGAGCTCGACATCCCGGATCTCCACAGCGGGAAGTACGTCTTCGGGAAAGAGACTGGGGGAGCGAACTACGACCTGAAGATCGCCCTCGACACGATGCGAGCGGCCATCAGTTCCCTGTTGGCGCGTAGCGCACATCTGACGTTCGAGAAGCTACTGCTGCCGCTGGGAAGCGATCTGTTCAACTCCGACAACCTCGCGGGCACCACGACGCGGGGCACACCCCAGGACAACGACGGGCGGATCACCAAGGTGTTCGGCACAACCCTCCGCGCGTTCATCGCCGTCATCGAGTACGCGATTGAGGTCACCCGCTGCCCGCTGGACGCGCCGATCATCGGCGGCAACCACGATACGTTGCTCTCGTATCTGTTCGGCGAGGCGCTGGCGGCCTACTTCCACGACCACCCGCTTGTCACCATCGACGCCGGGCCGACGCTCCGCAAGTACCGGGAGTGGGGCAAGGTGATGCTGATGTTCGCCCACGGCGACAAGCCGCAGGGCGGCAACAAGGCCGACCGCTGGGCGCACCTGATGGCGACCGAGCAGAAGGCGATGTGGGCCCGCACGACGTACCGCGAGGCGCACGTCGGCCATCTGCATACCAAGAAGGTGTTCGTGGACGAGATCGGCGGCGTGCGCGTGCGGATGCTGCCGAGCCTGACCGCCACCGACGCCTACCACGCGGGCGAAGGCTACGTCGGGAACCTCCGCGCCGCGGAGGCGTACTGGTGGCACAAGGACGACGGGCTGATCGGGCAGGCGAACTACGTCGTGCCAGACGAATTGCCTGAGGCTGCCTAACGAGCGCCTAACTGTTAGAATGGTGGTGGCTGGTCCAGGTCGGAGAAGGTGGGCGCCCACCGTAAACGGCTCTGCCCCAGGCGCGTCGTGGGGTAGCTGGGGTAACGGCTACCAGCACCAGCCAGAAGTAGTCCACGGCGCGATCCGCGAGGACCGTCCGGTGGCGAGATAGCCCGGCTCACTTCGGTGGGCCGGGCTCTTTTTTCCGTCTACGCCGAAATACCGATAGGCGAACGGTCATGCCCTCGCTAGCATCCTCACCGATGAGTGAGCGAACGGCTATCTGGTGGCGCGCCGATCCCCGTGTGTCCACGGGCTACCTGCTCGGCGTCGCGGACGACGCGGTGTTCCGCGGCACGCTGCGCGCGGCGCCCGCGAGCGCGTGGCCCACGGTCTACGCCCTGCTGGCGCAGTACCTCGACCCCGAGTTCGGCGGCTGCGTGCCCCTGCGGGTCGAGAAGGTGGGCGCCCTGGTGCAGGAGAGCGAGCGGCGCAAGAGAGCGTCCGTGCGGTAGAGTGGCTGTGATGGGAATAACAGGCGGTGCCGACCTGTGGCAGCGGTTCTACGCGCTCGACGCTGTCCAAGCGGCCGAGGCTGACAGACTAGCGCGTGCCACGTTCCGTGTGACCGGGCGAGCGCTCTCCCACGAGGACCTGGTGCTGATCGCCAAGCGGGTGTGCGGCCAGCTGCCCCCGAACTAGACGAGCCCGTCGTGGACATGAACGCCTTCAACCCGGATGCCCGCGATCCAGAATGAGTGAGCAGCGTTACCTCTACGCGATGAACGTGCGCGCCAAGAACGACGCCTGGCGCGATCCGCCGTGCGGGGGCTGCGAGGACCGCGACGAGCAGATCGCGGAGTTGCGCGCCATCCTCGCGCCGTTACTGGACAGGAACGGGGCTGCCGACGTCGGCAGCGGCTACGCCGAAGCGACGTGCCAATTCTGTGGCACGTGGGTCGAGCGTCACCTTCCCGACTGCCCCGCACTCGAGGCGAACAAGAACCGCCTACTAGGCCGCGCCTAGCCCGCCTCGCTCGCCTGGTCCTTGGTGCGCCGCCGCCTGATCGGCTTGTAGCGCGCGGCGCGCTCGACCTGGGCGCGGCTGACCTGCTGCCGCCCGTCGAAGTCGCGGTAGTAGCCGGTGAGTCGCCCGTCCGCGATGGCCCGGTAGATCGTGCTCGGGTCGACCTTCAGGATGCGTGCCGCTTCCGCCACGTCGATCAGGTCGTCCGCGTCTCCCGGTTCCACAGCCGAATGGATAACCCGCAACACATGCGCAGTCTAGGGCTAGCGCGGCCACAGCGTTAAGTGCGGTTAAAGCGGCTAGTGCGGTTAACGCGGCCAACGCAATAGCCGCCCCAAAAAAAGGGCGCTCTAGCAGGCTTCCTGGCGACGCTCCCGCACCCAGCGCCCGTCCGGGTGCGCCTCGGCCCGCAGGAACACGTCCATCCGGTCGAGGGAGGCGAAGCCCTCCCCCCGGTGGCCGGACAGACTCACCCAGCGGGAGGCGCAGACCAACGGGACCTCGGCCCAGCGGGCCAGGTCCATCACGTCGCGCACGCCTTGCAGGGGCGCGTCCAGCGCGCCGAACAGCAAGGAGCCGGCGAACACCTCGGCCTGGTTCTCGGCCTTGTCCTTGAAGAAGCGCGCGGTCGGCGTGGCGACGTAGAGGTGGGTGCCGCCTCGGTGCAGCACGTGATGTCCGAGCGCGTGGGCTAACAGCCAGCGGCGCCAGCCACGCGTGAGGCCCTTCTTGAGGCCGATCGACGTGCCCGTGTAGACCTCCCGCACGTCGTCCTCGAACGGCACGTCCGGGTAGACGCGCACCGCGAGGTCTTTGCAGATCAGAAGCATGTCGTGCTCGGTGGGGCAACCGTGGATTGCGTAGTCGCTGCGGATGGCGAGCGCGGCGTGCGTGGCGGTGTGTGACATCCCCTTCCGTCCCTGTGACCCGAGTCGCCCTGTGGGTGGTATGAGTGTGACGGCGCTGCGACCGATATACAACATACGCAGTACCGCCACTAGACCGTAATCGACCCTTAGGACCCTCGTATGTCCATTTTGGGACTTTCGGGGGGTCAGTCCTCGAGCGTGCGCCCCTCGCGGGCCCTTCGGACCAGTTCGTCCTCGTCCATTCCGTGATCGATCAGCCAGTCGTCTCGGTACGTCTGGGCGAGGAAATCCACGACGCTCTGCAAACCCTTCTTGGTGGTTGGCCCCGGCGCCTTGTACTGGGGTATCACCTTCTCGGGGTCCAGGGGGATGAGGTGCCCGCCGGGGAGCTTGTCGAGCGCCTCACGCACCATACGGAAGATGTCGGGTTCCTCGGCGCGCTCTGGCGCGCGCGGGTCGGCCGGAACGATGTCCCCTGGCCGGCCCGCCGGCGTTGATGGTTCCTCACTCACCTCTGGCTCCTTCTGAGGCGGGGCGACCCCGTAGGTCGCTAGTTGCTCCCGTAGTAGACGCACCTCGCGTTCCAGTCGTTGCACCGTCTGGTATGTGAGGCGCAGTACCTCGTCCGCGGCCGCCGGCTCCTGGGGCAGCCCGCCCTCGGTGGGCAGGAGGATCATGCCGGGGGACCGATCCCCCGGCGCCTGCGGGTGCGCCTCGACGTGCGCTGCGTGCTTCTGCACGAGCTCGAGCGGATCTAGACCCAGCGGCCCCAACATTTCTTGGAGCGTCGCGAGGTCCGGGGCCCGCTTCCGTCCGAGGACGAGGTTGATGGTCGACCGCGCGACGTGCGTCGTGTCGCTGAGGGATTTCTGCGTGTAGCCGCGCTCGGCCATGCGAGCGCGAATCGTTGACACCGCCCTCTCCGAGAGCAGACCCGGCCGTGACAACATCACCGGGAGGATAGGGCCCGAGCACGTCAGAGATTCGTTCACGGCGCTATTCGTCGCGCAGATCAAATCAGATGTAGCGCAGACGAATCTAGACGGTTGACAACGATGCTCGTACACGCTATTCTGTGTTTCGTGAGCGAAACAGAGAAGGTCCGCGAGTGGCCGTGGGTGTCCCTGAACATTCGGCCTGACCACCTAGACGACTGGACCGAGTTGGCGAAGGCCGCCGGTCGGTCCCGCGCGCAGTTGATGCGCGAGGTGCTCGAGTCGGTGGGCCTGCCGTACGCGCGGGCGCTCGTCAAAGAGCGGAAAGCGGCGTAGGAGCGATGTCCGTGTCAACAGGAACCATTGTGCCAAGCAAGCCCTTGGTTGTCTCTACGCCAAGTGGCCTATCTCGTACAGGTTCGGTTGCCGAGAAGTGTTGGTTCTGCTCGCGCCCGCTGGTGCAGAGCCCCGACGGGATGGCGTGCCGTGTCTGCGACAAGGGGGCGCGGTGAAGATTGGGCTAGTCGCCTGTGGGCTACTCGGACACAGCGGATTCGTAACCAGCTTCTTCGGCTACGTCTACTGCGCCCGGTGCGGCGAAACGCGGGGCGACACCTTGCTCGGTACGGGCGTCCCCGGCGTCGTGTCCATAGACCGGGGCCACGCGCCGGGTTGCGAGAAGTGCCGCGCCGCTCGTGCCGGTTGGACGACCTGGCAGCGCATCGTCGCCGTAATCGAGGAGCCAATCCTTCGCTGGCGCTACGCGCGGCGGTGGGCGTGGCTCGACAAGGTGACGCAGTAATGCTCCCCGACAACGACACGCTGATGGCTGCCCAGAGCTACCAGGGCAACACGGTGGGGTGGGGCCCTCGGCCAGGCGCTGAGGTGGACGAGTACGCGAACGTCGTCTCCATCGAACCCTACCTGCGGGTTCGCCCGTGGTGGAAGCGGATTGACTGGCTGATTGTGTTGGCGGCGATCGGTCTGGTGCCCTACGTCGTCGCTGATCTGCACGCGATTGCGCCCATCGTCGGCGGGATGTTCCTCGGCATCCGCGCGGCGCAGCGGTGGCTCTGATGGTGGCGATGAAGACCACTCCGGAGACCTGCGCGCGAAAGCACATCTACCAATCGGATGCTGCGGCGAAGGCGGCCATCGAACGCGCGTCGCGGGGCAACGCACCGGCGCTCTCCTACTACCGCTGCCCAGTCTGTCGGCACTTTCACCTGACCAGCAAGGGGGCGCGGTGATGGATTTCTGCCCAGATTGCCGCGGTAACGGCGACACGCTGGCGCTAGTGGATACGGCAGACGGGCGCGGTGGTCTGTGGACCGTCCGCTGCGCGACGTGCCAGGGATCGGGAACGGTCGATCCTGAACTCAGAGAGTGGCAGCCGTGGGCCGATAGGGTCCGGCGCGCTCGAGTGGAGCAGCGCAAGCACCTCGGACAGGCGTCCGAGGCAACCGGCATCAGGCTGACGCGCTATTCGGCCATCGAACGCGGCGTGGCGATCCCGACCGAAGGCGAGGCCGAGTGCATCGAGGCGTTCACGGGAGTGAACCGATGAACCGCCCTCACCTGACCGACCTGCTCGCCGCGCCGGACCACACGGCCCGCGTGATCGAGCGAGCCCGCCGGGTCATCGACTGGGCGTTCAGCGACCGGACGTGCGCGCACTGCGGGTCCGCCCTCGCTGAGATGGTCGTCGACACGTGCGGGCTGCGGTGCCTGAACCAGGCCGCGTGCGACCGCCGCGCGGAGATGCGCGAGGCGGCGCTGCGCGGGGAGCCGGTGCAGATCCCGATGGGGGAGGTGGCGTGATGGGTTGTGAGCACCTGTGGGCGCTCAAGGGGCCGGTGATGCGCAGCTTCCCGGTACGCCGCCTTGCCTGGGACCACCGCGGCCGGGAGCACGCGGCGTACACCGATTACGAGCGAATCCACACACACGATGAGTTCTTCTGCCAGCGGTGCCTCAGGCCGCGCCTGGTTCTGACCGCTGTCGGTGAGCGAGTGATCCCCGCGCCAGCAACGAAGAAGGCTGCGCGCCTAGCGGCGGCCCTAGTGACCTAGCCAAGGCGCGCGAAAGCCCGCCGCCCTCAGGGGTCCAATCCGAGGCGACGGGCTCACGCAGAAAGGAATGTCCCCGTGCAAGCACGATTGGTGCCACCGACCCGCACTCTCCCCGCGACCTGGCGGGTGATCCGCCCAGAGCTGACCGACAAGCAGCCCACGCCGCTGCGGCCGAGCGTGAGTGGCCTCAGTGGGCAGCCGAAGGGCGCGGCGTGACTGGCACCTGCGAGTCCTGTCTGTATCCGAGCCCTGGTCCCGGCCTGCCGTGTGACCGCTGTCTCAGGATCGCCGCCGAGTGGTTCGCCCAGGAGCGCCTGAGCGCGCGGCACCAGGCCGACGCCCAGGCCGCCGACGCGCGGCACGGGCACGACGCGCCACGCGGGTGCCAGTTGCGGATGGAGATGGTGGCGTGACGTTGACGGACGCGCAGCGGGGCTGCCTCGAGCGATTGAACGATGGTGAGCGGTTGGTGATGACGTTGGGCAGCCCGATCCGGGTTCGCTACGAGGGGCGCGATGGCCGACCGCTGGACGACTACGCCGGCGACCTGCCGGGCATCGGCAATCTGCTCTGGCGGAACCTGATCGCGCCCCAGGTCACGGGCCAGGTGCACGTGTTCCGCATCACCGACGCCGGCCGGGCGCTGCTGGGGGTGCCGGCGTGAGGACGAGCGCGATCACGGACGCCTCGGTGCTGCGGGCCGCGGTGTGCTGGGGGTACGGCCACTGGCGCCCCGAGCGGTCGGTGGACGACCTGATCGGCGCGAGCGTCGCGCTGGTCGGGCCGATGTACCGCCGGCTGCCCGCCGCGACGCAGCGGGCCTGGCGCTGGGGCGTCGAGCGGGGCGCACAGATGCGCGCCGAGGGCTGGTGGATGAACGACCGCGGGGAGTGGTGCTGCTAGATGGAGTGGCTGCGGCTCGACGTCGACATCACCCGGGATCTCCGCATCCGGCGCCTCCCGGTCGTGCAGCGGTGGGCATGGATTGCCGTGTTGACGCTGGCGGCGCAGCAGCGCCCGGATGGACAGATCCCCTGGGATGCTCGGCTCCTGGCCGACGAGGCGAACATCTCTCCCGGCGAAGCGGAGCGTGCACTCGAGCAATATGCCCGTCTCGACCTAATTGAGCGGTGCGGCGATATGGCGATCGTCGTCGGGTGGAAGCGCATTCGTGCGTCCAGTGCGCTCCTGCGAATGCCGGCCGACCTATGGCGAGTGGTTCGCGCCCTCGTTTTCCAGCGCGATGACTACACGTGCCGCTACTGCGGCGAGCGCGGAGGGCGACTCGAGTGCGACCACATCCTGCCCGTGAGCCGTGGCGGCACCGACGACCTGCAAAACCTGACAACGGCGTGCTTCGCGTGCAACCGCTCGAAGCGGGCGAAGACCCCCGAGGAGTGGCTGCGATGAAGTGGCTTCGACTCTGGCACGACGCCAGGACCGACGCGAAGCTCGAGGCGCTGACCGATGCGCAATACCGCGTCTGGTCGAAGCTCCTGATCTTCGCCTCCGAGCAGGACGAGCGCGGCGTCATCGCCGGCAAGTCGGACGTGTTGCTGGCCGTCGAGGTGGCGCGCGGGAACGTCGAGCTGCTGCGCGAGACGGTCGCCCAGTTGCAAGCGCTCGAGATCATCGAAGTCAGCGACGGCGCGACCCGCTTCATCAACTGGGATAAGCGCCAGCGCGCCGGCGACGACTCCGCGGCGCGCAAGCGGGACAGTCGCGCGAATCACGCGGACGACACGCCGCCCGACCCGCCGTCGTCACGCGACAGCGCGGGAATGTCACGTGACATTCCCGCGACACGCCCGGACATTCCGACCCCAGATAAAGAGAAAGAATCAGAGACAGATGCAGATGCAGATGCAGATGCAGATGCAGATGATGTTCTCGTGCAGCAGGCTGCACCATCGCTCGTCCGCCTGGTCCAGTCGGGGGAGGGCTACTCCGAGGCGTTCCTAGCCTTCTGGTCCGCCTACCCCCGGAAACGCGAGAAGCACAGCGCGGCGACGGTCTTCGAGCGGAACGTCGCCAAGCTCAAGGTGCCGGCGGCCGAGATGATCGCCGCGGCGCGCAATTTCGGGGCGCACTGCGAGCAGCGCGGCACCGAGGCCGAGTTCATCCCCCTGCCGGCGACCTTCCTCGGCCCGAAGCGCAAGTGGAAGGACTGGGTGCGCGGCGTGGTCGACGAGGGGCGTTCGCGCGGCCCGCAGCCCAAGGGATGGCAATCGCTCAAAGAACTGCGCGACCTCGAGGGAGACGATGACCAGGCAGCAAGCTGAAACCCTGCTCGTGCGCCTCACCGCGGCGTTCCCGCGGGCCGAGTTCCCGACGCCCACGGCGAAGCTCTACCGCGGCGTGCTCGAGGCGCTGCCCTACGAGCGCACCCGCGACGCGATCGAGGAACTCCTGCTCACCGCCACGTTCCTGCCGGCTATCGCCGAGATCGTCAAGGCGGCCGGCGTCGAGGGCGACGACACGCGCAAGCTGGCCCAGGCCATTCGGGAGAAGAAGCCGCTCAGTCGCGACTACGTGTTCGGCTGGGTCGTCGGCGAGCCGCTGAACCCCATCCCGGCGCAACCCGCCGCCCCGGCGCTCCCGGAGCCGGCGACCGTGGACGTGCGCGCCGAGCTCGCGACGCTCAAGGCGCTGATGACCGGGCGGGCCGGATGAGCCACGTCGACGTGGACACCGAGCGCGCCCTGATCGGGTGCCTGCTCGGGGGCGACCAGGAGTTGATCGCCGACGCGGCGGCGACCCTGCTGCCGACCGACTTCACCGACGCGGCCTGCCGGGCGGTCTGGACGACCGTCGCCGCGCTCGAGGACCGCCGCGCGACGGTCGATTTCGTGACCGTCGCCGCGGCGATGCAGGAGGCCGGCGCGCTCGGCCAGATCGGCGGGAGCGCGGCGCTGACCGATCTGGTCAGCGGCGCCCCGGCCTTCTCGCGCGGCGCGGCCTACCTGCGCGTCGTGCGCGACCTCGGCGTCAAGCGGCGCCTGGCCGAGGCGGGGCAGAAGATCGCCGCCGTCGCGGGGGACGCCGACAGCGCGGTCGCGCAGGCGGAAACGCTGCTGCGCGAGGCGACGGCCGGGCGCGACACCGGCTCGGTCGTGTGGCTCAAGGACGTGCTCGACGGCTACGTCGGCGACCTCACCGCCCGCGTCAACGACGCCGACCCGCGCCCGGTCGTCGCCACCGGCTTCGCGGACCTGGACCGGGCGCTCGGCGGCGGCCTGCGCGGCGGCGAGCTGGTGATCCTGGCGGCCCGCCCCTCGGTCGGCAAGTCGGCGCTGGCCGGCAACGTCCTGCGGCGGATCGCGGGGACCGGGCGGGCGGCGCTGCTGTTCTCGCTCGAGATGTCGGCCGAGAGCATCGTCGAGCGCCTGCTGGCGGCCGAGGCGCGCGTCGACCACCAACGGCTGCGCCAGGGGTTCGTGTCCCCCGACGAGTGGGCGCGCATCGGGCGGGCGTTCCCGGTGCTGTGCGAGGCCCGGCTCGCGATCGACGAGACGCCGGCGCTGTCGGTCGCGGCGATGCGCGCCACGGCCCGGCGGCTGGCCGGGCAGCACGACCTCGCCTGCGTCGCGGTGGACTACCTCCAGCTGGTCGGCACGCCCGGCCACCGGGGGCAGCGCGAGCAGGCGGTGGCCGAGGTGTCGCGCTCGCTCAAGGCGCTCGCCAAGGAGCTGGGCGTGCCGGTGCTCGCGCTGTCGCAGCTCTCGCGCGAGGTGGAGAAGCGCGAGGACAAGCGCCCGATGCTCTCCGACCTGCGCGAGTCGGGCGCGATCGAGCAGGACGCGGACATCGTGCTGTTCATCCACCGCGAGGAGATCACCAACCCCAAGACGGACCGCAGGAACGTCGCCGACCTGATCGTCGCGAAGCAGCGCAACGGCCAGACGGCCGATATCCCGCTCCGCTTCGACGGCCCGCACGTCCGCTTCACGGACCTCGAGGTGTACCGCACCCCCGACTACCAGGGACAGGAGACGTTCTGATGCGGCCCTACTACGACCGCGAGGGCGTGACGCTGCACCACGGCAAGGCCGAGGACGTG